ACACGTTTGACCAAATCCCAGATTTCTCTTTGCTGGCCTTGCTTGATCAGTTGACCCAGCAACTTTTTCTGCTCAGCAGTGGCTTTTCTATAAAACTCGTTGAGTTCCATGATGCCAATGTTGCCGGCATAGGCAGCTTCTTCTATGCTGAGGTCATCACTCTTGGCACGATCACGTGCCTGTATCAATTGTTTTATCAATCCACGATTGCGCAGTAGTTTGAACACTAGATTTTCTGCAGAAAATTCCCCGGCACGATCTAGACCGGCCTTTCTCATGCGTTTGATTTTGTCCAGCAGCAGGGACAATCGATCATATTCAGGATTTTTCACAGCCTGTTCTATGGCGTGGCCCAGTTTTTTGTATTTGGACTGCACTGTGTTGTCGTCTATGGGCACTCGCTGCCGGCGTGGCATTTTCTGCCACTGATCACGAGAAAGGGAATAGACACCAGCACTGTGATGCTGATCAGCTGCGCCCTGCACATACAATTCCACATCAGAATCTTTTACCTTGATATTATATCGATCGTTGTACAGGCTTTTTTTGGCGTCAAACAATTCACGATACACTTCATCGTTGTCCAATCGCTTCATGTCAATGATCAGGTGCAGATCAATATCGGAATAGGGTGTGTAGGTATAGCCTGCGTTGCTGCCACTGACGGTGATGTCATCTATCTGGGAGGCATTTAATCCAAGATATTCTCTAAAATCATCGGCTATGCGCAGCAGGGCTCTGCGCACATCGGGTTTGATTTGATCCCCGTCAAACAATTGGGGATTGAGATCTTGATGCAGCTGCACAGCATCCTTGAGACTGTACTGTTCTAATTCCGTGATATCCATGATTTAATATTTAGCAGTTTTTCCACTAGGCACAAGCCAAAAAAATAGCGCAGTATTATCTGCGCTATTTCCAACCCGGGGGGTTGCCAGCAAATTTATGCTGCCACAGCTGTTTGTGGCTGTCCGGCTTTTTTGTTCTGTTCCACGATAGCGTGCATTTCTTGATAAATGCGATCTTGGCTCATGAAATCAAACACAAATGTTCCGGTATGGCGCAGTAACACACGCTTGTCTACCCAGACTTCACCGCCTAGATCACGCCAGTTTTCGCAGAAAGTCCAGTCCTCGCTATAATAGCGATTTTCACGCACAGCCGTGTCAAAATATGTTTTCATATATTGATTTAATTCTGCTGGCAGTCCAATGTCATTGTTGAATGATTTCACAGCAGGATGGCTGTTCATCTTTTCAAATACATGGCGTTTGATCAACAAAAATCCTGTGCCAGTTTTTGATACTTCCTGCAGGCCATCTGGTGCTTCTTTTGCTCCGGGGAATCCGTTGACCACCCATTTTACTGGCAGTGTTTTCATGGGATATAATCCACCGATCACGTCTTTGTCGTGATTCAACATGGCCAGGATATGCCAAGGCTCAAAACCAATGTCGGCATCGATAAACATCAGGTGTGTTGAATCTGCTGTGTTCAAAAACTTGGCTACCAAGGTGTTGCGAGCACGGCTGATCAAGGACTCGTTGGTCATGGTTTCCATGGTCCAATCCAGGCCCAACTGGCGTGCTGTATTGCTCCATTTGATATAACTCATAAAATTCTGTTCAAACAATTGACCACCATAGCAGGGCATACAAAAATGGATTTTTTGTTTGCGGCAGTAGTCGATGTTGACCTGGATCTGACCTTGTTGGGGTTGCTGTTGATCGGCAGCAGGTGCTGGTGCAGCCTGGGCTGCTTCTGTCAGCGCCTTGGCCATTGCTTCTTTTTTATCTTTTTTTGCCATGTTGGTCCTCAAAGTAAAGTTGTGCTATTACTTAAGAACTCTACAGCGGCGGAGAAAATTTATTGAGCAGCAGCGCGATCGATCACGGCCTGATGATAGCCGTCGGACCAGTCACGATATTCAGCAGAGTCTGGGTCATAAGGATTGACCATGACCTGATTGTTTTGGTAGCATTTGTAGCCCTTGAGATAGCAACGACTGTCTCTGGGACCTAGATCCAATTTGCTCATGGGCTTGCTGGCAATATTTTCAGCGAAATTGGTTTGATCATTGAGATCTTTGATATCCCAACCTGTGCGCTGTATGCTCTGCACCAGTGCTGTTTCTATATCGTACACACGACTTTGCAGTAAATCCACAGCATCAATGGCTTCTTCAATGGCTGCCATTACATCAGCGATGCGATTGCGTTGATTTTCCATGGTTTCTGGAGCCAAGGTACGCAGCTGCATTTCAAAATCGTGCAGTTTGTACAAGGCGTCTTTGCTGATTTTTTTCACACTTGGCAGCAGCCGTTCCATATACTTCTGTGCCTGGGCCAAAGATTCTGCAGTTTCGGGTTCTGCGGCTTCTTGCGTGACAATCTGTTCCAATAATCCAACAAATCGATTTTTTTGTTCATTGGTGGCAGAGCCGAGATTGTCGCGTATCTGCTGTACTAGATCGTTGATTTTATTGGCGTCCATAGAATTATTTATTGTTCACACCCATGGCCGCAGCCACGGTTTCAAAATAATCCCGACCTGCCACTCGGAGATTGGGATCTACCCCAGTGGCACGGAAAAATCCTTCGCGATCGCCTGCAGTGACCATGGCACGAACATCGGTACTGCGTAGATTGGGATCACCCGCAATGCCCTCAGCATCCTGTGCTTCAGGCGTGCCACCATCTGAGAATGAGTCAAAATTGTAAACTGCCCGTAATGGCTGGCCTTTGGTATTCACCTGCTTGCCATTTGTCACCATTGGAAAACGCATGGCTTCTTCGCCGGCGCCGTACATGACCACAGCATTCTTGTAGCCTTTTTTATTCAAATATTCGGCAGCAAAATCACTCATGGGTACAGCAGGATCCATGACAAAATGATCACGATCCTGTGGCAATATTGCCCGCCACCAGGCCAATTTTTCAGCACCTGTCAAAGGATTTTTTTCAGGATCACTATCGCGAGGACTAATAAACAGATACCAGTCAGCATTCAATTCACCGGCCTTTCTTTTCAAGGCATTGATCAGTCGCTGATGTCCAGCATTGGGCGGATTAAATCTACCAAATGCGTATACCACTGTGTCTTTGTTGCCACGTGTGTTTTCAAACAATTCAAATAATAACATTATCTAGGTTGCCAATCGCTGCGTTTGATATATTTAACAAATTGTCCAGGAATGGCATATTGGTAACCACCAGGATCGGGCTGGGCAAATCCTTCGGGGTTGTCCTGGCGTATGATGCTGTGTTGCTGTATGCCTGTGAGCCACTGATCCAGCACTGAATCTTTGATTTTTTGCAGTTGTTCCACAGCACCCAGCGTGGCTGTGAGTCCTGCTGAATCGCTGAGCATGACGTCGGCTTGTTTGGCGCTGAGATTTTGTTTGGCCCAGACCGGAAATGATTGAGTTAAATCGGCGAATTTTGTTGCCCGCTGATCACCCATGAACTTGTAAATCACTGAACCAGGACTTTTAAGGCCCGGTTTGGGCGATAGATAATTGTCCAACACTGTGCGATTTTTTAGTATGCTCTGCTCAAGTGCAGCCAGAGCACGATCCATTTCAGGATCCAGCACAGGCACAGTTTCCACATACAGCGGCCCTTGCACTATCAGGCCAGGTGTGTGATTCATGGCGTCGATTTGATCTGTGCTGAGTCGCTGTTCATCTGTGCTGCCCAGTTCGGGATAGTATCCTGTAATGGCCACACCAGCAGTGGCATTTTCTATACGCTCACCCAGTCTGCTGTCCTGGCGCACATAAAATCTCGTGACGTTGGGCTGGAATGTGTATTCACCACGGGCAGCAATGGCAGGTTTCTCAGGATAGAACAACAATCCACCTTCCACAAATCCACGGAAATCGCTGGGAGTAGCACGCTCAAATACCGAATACAATTGGCTCATGCCTTGTGCATATTGATTGCGCTGTGCTTGTTGTTCTGGGGTATCCGCACGACCTGTGCCGGCAATAAACTTTTTTACTGCTGACGCACTGGACATTTTGGTACTGACACCGTCGGCGGTTTTATCTTTGCCACGCTGCTGATACATCCAGGCATTTTTGGGAAAGAAATAGAACTGTCCCTCATCGTCCCTGCCCCAGAAAAACACCGGAGATCCATCCCATTTCACCTCCACCTGCTGATATTCTGTGGGCAGTCTGCGCAGTCGTTCTATGGCATGCAAGGCACCCTGGCTGCCATTGGTATACACAAGGTCTTCCAAGTGTTGATATTTGCGACCTATGTCTGGCATGGCCGCTTCTACAAGGAACTGGCGGCTCAGCATGATCAGTAACTTATGGTAATCTTGTTGATCACACCGCTGGAGAAATCTTTTACGCGGCAGCGCAGCCAAGTAAAGTTACCCAAGAGATTCAGCGCTGACACTCCGGTGTAAGCAGGTATGGGAATGTTGCCACCGGCTATCTCTCTGATTTCTATCACATCGTTGGGCTGTGGCGTCCAGTCAAATACCAAGGTGTTCACATAGGTATTGGTGTTGCTGTTGCCCGAACTGGTGAGTACATAACTGCCAAGATTGGGGAATAATAAATTTGCATTGCCACCTTGCCAGGCTGTGTTGCTGTTGGCAACTGCACCAAAATCCAAAGACAAGCGATTGGGATCACCGTTGCTGTCCACAGTGATGTTGCGCACCACTGCACCTTGGGCAATGTAAATGTTGCTGTTGTATGCAGAACTGTTGCCGCCAATCACATTCACATTCACGTTGCTGTTTAGCGGAGGCAGTTGCTCAAAGTCAAGCTTGGGATCAACAAATCTAAATATTAGGTTAGCACCGGTCACAGGACTTTCATCTGCCAACACCGCAAAACAATGCAAGGGCGATGTATTGGCGTTGCTGCCTGTGCGTGGCAAGGGAATCTGCAGTATGCCATTCACAGATACCAGTACACTTTCACTGGTATAAGTGGCTGAATCATTGTTCAACACAAAGGTGTTGCTCAAGCCGTTGGCCACTATGGTCTGGCTGGAGAAGTTGCTGGTAGCGATGGGCTCGTAGAATTCTCTCACAGCCACTGTGGCATTGGCCGGCAAGGCATCATTGAACACCAGGGTGCTGCCCACGGTGGTATATGCTCCGCCTATGGCATTGGAACCTGGAACTTGTATGATACCGTTCACGCTGACTACCAGTTGATCAGCCGGATACTGTCCGTTGAGCACAAATGATTTTGTGGTTCCCACGCTGTTGCTGTACACAGGCCAGGTCAGTGTGCCTGAGCTGTTGGGACCTGCGTACCAGTTGCCGGGTGCTGTGGCATACTGTACCACAACATTGGCAGCATCGGGTATGCCCACGATTATGGGTGTGCCATCAAAACTGTTGTTGTTGGCATCTGAAGCATTGACCAAAATCTCTGTGCCAATCTGCAGTGCTGAAATGGTGGGACCGTAGGTGAATCGCACTTCGGTGCCCGACTGATAAAACACGTTGCCGATGTTGCTGCCTGCTGCGGCAGCATTGGTATAGCCGGAATTGAATATCTGCGACTCTACCATGAGCGCTGGCACATTGGCAGTTTTCTGTAAAAAGGTATTCTGTCCCAGACCCGTTACTTCTGCGATCTTGAACCAAGGATAGTTGGTGGCCAAAGGATCCAACAAACTGCTGTCAGGATCGGACTCCAAGGTGCCTTCAAATATGAGATTGCCTACAAAATTGGTACAGTAGTAGGCCACTGTTTGTAAGCCGCCCGGGCTACGATAATAACTGGCTGCTTTCACAGGATCGCCGGCCCAGTTGTTGGCAGTGTTGGCGTTGTAGTTGGGATAACCTGGATTGTAACTGGGGTTGTTGTTAGCGGCCGCAGTGGCATTCCAATAGTTACCGTAACTAACCGTTGGGATTAGTATCTGTCCCGATGTGCGCATGGTGTTACTCCTTGATTACTTCTACGATCACACCGCTGCCCACAAGCTCTTGCGCCACTGCTTCCAGGCTTGACGTTACATCAGCGCCGGCTATGGCATCAGATTCTGAGGCATCGTCCCTGGTCAGTTTGGACAGCTTGATTACAATGATTTCTTCGTATATTTTAGCCATACTACTATTTAGCGTGGCTCAATACGATATGTCTTTCTTAGCAGTCCAGGGAATGACATTTCAAACAGCATCTGTATATGCGGGTTGCTGGTATCAATGAACATATTGCTGGTCATCCAGCGGCGCCGCTGCCCCGTCATACGCTGTTGTAGACTAGGGCCCAGCCTGATTTCTTCTGAGTAATTTTCGCAGAATTTTATCAGTTTTTCCACCACGGGCTCTTCCAGCCAGCGTTCTCGAAAATAGTGCCTTAATGTGTGCTCGGGATCTTTGAGTTGGATCACGTCGGGTTCATGTGTGAGTTCAGCAGTGACCAGTTTCACGTGTTGTAGCTGTTGCCAGAACTTCTGTTCCTGCAGCCGGTGATAATCATTGGTGTAGATCTGCAGCCAGTTGTCGTACAATACCACTTTGTCCTGATCATTGGATTCCAACCAGTCCAGGCATTCGTGCAAGGCCAGGACGTCATCAGCAGAAAAACTCTTGCCGGGACGAGTACGATTACCACGCCAGGACCCACCATAATTTATGTTACGCTTGAGTATCTGATCTCTGAATTCTATGTTTTCATCCAGGGTGCTGTGATCCCTCACACGGCCCAGTCTGGGCGACCTCAGCACTGCTGCTTCAAAAAGATAAGCAGAGATACTGTAGCGATAGCGGTTGTAAAACAGTGAACCGCGGGGTTGGGATTTAGACTCTAATAAGTCCATTGGTATCCACAGATCCTATCAAGTTGCTGGTAATGTCAAAGGTCACAGAATCTCCAACATAATCGGCCATGATTTCACAGTTCATGAGATCATCAAACAGGATCTTGCGGCTAAGCGGCACACGAACTAGTTCATCGATTTTGCGGCTCAAGGGTCTAGCACCCATTTTGGCATCATAGCCTTTGTCTGCCAGGTGATCGATCAAGGCTTCCGAGAAGTTGATGCGAATGTTTTTGGGAGCCATGGCCTGTTGCAGTTGCTTGAGGAATTTCAGCACGATACGCTTGATGGCCAGGGTATCCAGTTTCTGGAATTTACATATGGCATCAATACGATTGCGTATCTCAGGTTTGAAATAGTCTTTGAGTGCGCGATCTTCTTCGCCAGACTTGGCCAAGGCCACTCCAAAGCCAATGGCGTTGTTGTCATTGTCTCGAGCGCCCAGGTTGCTGGTCATGATGATGATGGTATTTTTACAAGACACTTTCTTGCCATTGCTGCCAGTCACAGTGCCTTCGTCCAGCATCTGTAGCAAGATGTTGGACACATCAGGGTGCGCTTTTTCAATCTCATCAAACAAGATCACTGAATAGGGACTCTTGCTAAGATCATTGATGAGTTTGCCGCCGCCCAGGCTGTGATCTTCATAGCCCACATATCCTGGAGGCGCTCCAATTAGTGTTGACAGATTGTGCTTTTCTTGGAATTCGCTCATGCCAGCAAAAGAAACAAATATGCGATCGATCACGGGATCTATCACTTGATCCTGACCAAACAGCCGATCTTTCACAGTTTCAGCCAAACGCTTGATCTTGTCTGTGGTCTTGCTGGCCAGTTTGTCTCGCGGTATGTCTGTAAATTTAGCGCAGGCAGTGATGATGTCTTCACGCAAGACCACAGCACCTTCAGCATCATTCACACGATAACCTGCACAGGCAGCATCCAACAGGTCAATGCTTTTGTCGGGATTTTTACGATCAGTGATATATCGATCACTCAGTTCCACTGCGGCCTTCACAGCATCTCTGTCGATCTGCACTGAGTGGAATGTTTCCAGCCTGGGCTGCAGGCCTGTCAAGATATTTTCCGTATGCTCTGTGCTGGGTTCGTCTATGGCCACTTTGTAGAATCTACGCATGAGTGCGCGATCCTTTTCAAATGACTCATAGTATTCTTCCCAAGTGGTACAAGCGATCACCTTCAAGTTGCCTTTGGTTATGGCAGGCTTGATCATGTTGGCCAGGTCCATGCTGGAGTTGTTGGCAGCGCCTGCGCCTTTCATGGCGTGTGCTTCATCAATGAACAATATGCAGTTGTCTTTGGCTGCCAAGGCACTGAGCACGGCCTTGACTTTTTCTTCAAAGTCTCCGCGATATTTGCTGCCTGCCAACACATCCGCAATGCTCATAGACCACACTTCGTGATTCTGCACAAACTTGGGCACTTCGCCTGCGATCACGGCCTGCGCCAGGCCTTCCACTATGGCAGTTTTGCCCACACCAGGATCGCCTACCAGCAACACGTTGCTTTTGAAACGCTTGGCCAGCACAGTGATCATTTCTTTGAGTTCTGTGGCGCGACCTATCACGGGTTCATACTTGCCGGCTTCGGCCAGTGCAGTCATGTTGATGCAGTACTCTTCCAGTATTTCTGTGGCCTGCTTTCGGCCCAGTTTGGGTTCGCGCTGTTTGTGATGATGTCCTTGCCAGTACTCTACAAATTCTTGTTTGATCAGTCCATACTTGGAGAAAAAGTAGTGTGCATGGCAGTTGTTTTCGCTCATGATGGACAGATACAGATCAATGGGTATCAGGAACCTGCGATTGCTGAACACTACCTGTGTCACAGCACGATTGATCATGCGCTCGAGACCGTTGGTCTTTTTGGGCACAAACTCTTCGGGATCAACCGATTCCAACTCTAGACTTTTCATTGACTGTAGATAGGCTTCGATGTCGGCATCCAGGCTTTCAATGTCCACGCCAAAGTCCCGCGTTTGATTACGGAATTCTTGATTGCGTATCAGTGCCAACGCCACGTGTTCTAGCGTGACATATTCGTGACGCATATCAATGGCCAAGTCTCGCGCCATGTCGATGATGCTTTCAACTTCGGGATTATACTGCATGGTATGCCTTTCTGTCGTGCATGGTTATGCCGTCTAAATGATCAAGTTCGTGCTGGAAACAACGAGATGCCAAGCCCAGTAATTCTTCTTGTACAATGTCTCCAGGGGCTGTGCGATATCTGACCTTTATTGTATTGGGTCTGCTTATTGTACACTGGTCTCCGGGAAAACTCAAGCAACCTTCGTCGAAATTGGCAAAATCGTCACTGGATTCCATAATTTGGGGATTGAAACAGGCCCAGGATCTCACACCAATTTTCATCACAAACACACGCTGGCCTATACCCACCTGCGGAGCTGCCAGACCTATGCCATTCTGGGCGATCATGAATTCCAAAAGGTTATTGGCCAGTCGTTGATTTTTCCAGGGATAGACAAAATCCACGGGCCTGGCAATCTTGTACAATACTCGACGTGTGAGTTTCATGAAATTATTTACTGTTTTGTCCGCTTGATAGCATCCACGACATCTTGGGGTATGTTTCTGGGCAGGTGTGTTTCAATATTCACTATGATGTCCCCAGCAGGTCCGTTGGGATTTTTAAGTGCTTGACCACGCAGTCGCATCTGCGATCCGGGTCTGGTTCTTTCGGGCACTGAGACTGACAGCACTGTGTCCTGCAGCGTGGGTATCTCTAGTTCACAGCCCAGGATCAAATCCCAAAAATCCAAACTGCGTGTGATCACCAGGTTCAATCCCTGGCGCTGGAACTCGGCGTGACGATCCACGATGTAGGTTATCACAAGATCATGATTGTTGGGTCCGAGATTGGGATAGCGTACTTCCTGTCCTGTTTCAATGCCCAGAGGTATGTCTATTTCGATCAGTCGCCCGGAAATATTAAAGTTACGCTTGCCCCCTGTTGCCAGATCCTTAAGGTTGATATGTGCCTGTACTCGGGCCTGGGGCCTGACCTGATGACGGAACACGTGCCCGAAGATATCACCGAAATGATGTGCGAATTCTGGTGGTATGCCTGACTGCTGGAAATGGAATTGGCCTGGCGGGTTATCGTACTGGCTTCGCTTGGCATCATCAGATAGTGTAGCATATGCTTCCTGTATTTCCTGAAACTGTTTGGTATCACCGCCGCGATCGGGGTGATGCTTAGAGGCCAATCGGCGGTAAGCAGATTTGATATCATCTGCTGAGGCCGATCGCTCTACTCCTAAAATAGCATAATAGTCTTTCACACTATTATTTTAGCATGAATGACTGAGTATGTCAAACTTCTTCTTTTTTGCCTGCTTCTATTGCCGCAACCTTTTCCTGGCCGCGTGTGTAAGCACTGATACCAAGTATGGCACCAAAAGCGATGTGTATAAATCCGCCGCCCTGCAGGCTCAAGGGAGCCCACTGACGGAATGCATCATTGGCTGCTTGTACTTCCCAAAACTGCACGATAGTAAACAGTACGGGAAACAGTATAAAATCTGCTATGTTGATCATCATGTAAGTTACAGCCATCATTGGACGCCATTTGCTGGTCATCCAATCCTGGGCTTTTTTCTCTGCTGCTGTGGCCATTGCTTGCTCCTTGTTGTAATAATTTGTACTTATTTCTCGCAAGTATTTTGGTCAGTGTGCAGTTTTTACACTAAGTATCATTTTATAGGGATATTATCATGGCCTGGACTGCTACACTAAACATCACCAACCTCACTGACTACAATCTCACTGTGAATCACAACACAGTGGGAGATTTGACCACTATCGCACCGGGAGCTGCTTGGTCCTGGACCACGTCGGATCCCAACAATACCAACGCCTTGCGTTTCTGGCAAACTCCGGAACAGTGGTATATGCAGGGCTCAGTGGCCTATGGCCCCATGGCTGGCGTTTATATGGATCGTGGCTGGATGGCACCTGCGGATCAGACCATCCGCTTGGATGCTGATGTCAATGGCACAGGATTCTCACAGACCCAAAACGGTGGAGCCACTGTGGTGCCCTGGAACGGATTCGAATCCGGTGGCACGATCAATATGAAGTTTTCTAAGACTTGATGTTGTAGGCCAAGCCCAGCGCAGCTAACACTCTGATCCAGAACCAGCCGATGTCGAACTCCCACCATTTGTGGCTGAGTTGTGCTGATGCTGGTCGTTCATGGTGATTGTTATGTAATTCTTCGCCGCCGATAATGAAACCAATAGGACTAATATTCCTACTAGAATCCTGCGTGTTTGAGTTTCTATAACCCCAAAAATGTCCGACGCCATTTATCACTCCTGCGGCCCAGAACGGAATCCAGGCCATCTGTACCAACCATATCACTATGCCCCAGCCGTGGAACACAGCAGTCAATGCGCACAGCAACAACAAGTATCCCAGGTTGGGATATCTACTGTATATATTCTGTTCTAGCCAATCCCGGGGCGTGCCGCGGCTGTACTGTTCAATCATGCGACGATTTTTGCTGGCGTCAGCGTACAGCCATGCGCCGCCAAACAGCACACGCCAGATGCCCAAGATCTGCGGCGAGTGTGGATCGCCTGCAGTTTCGCATTTCTGATGATGCAGTCTGTGTATGGCCACCCACTCGCGTGTGACCATGCCTGTGGTGAGCCACAGCCAGAATCTCATGGGATGGCTTACCCAAGGGCTCAGTTCCAGGGCCAAGTGTGTTTGATGTCGATGTAGGTAAATGGTAACACACAGTATGGTAATGTGTGTCATGATTAGTGTTAGTATGATTTCTATCATGGCAAGTATTTAGTAAGTAGTAATGTCAGCGCTCACTTAAGTGATCTTGGGGTAGCGAATCCTGATCACAGCGCAGCAGCCGCGCAGCATAACCCTAACGGTCCTAGGGTATGTGTTTATCGTCCTTGAGCGTAACTCAAGGCACCTTCATAAAAACTGGTGCTGGCTATGTCTCGGGGAACATAACTGGCATTCTTTAAATTTTTACGCTGTGCCCAAGCATAGCCGGCCATGTGACCTGAACAGTCTTGAGTACAGGGATAACCTTTGTAGTACAGGCCCACAGGTGACGGGGGTGAGTTGGGTGGGCGCTGTGTGGAAATGTTTTCGCAGATGGCTGTGTCAGGCTTGACACCAATCAACATGAATCTAGTGTAAGCACCATCTCGATCTCGTAATTTTAGATTGCCTTGATACAAGGGCACGGCATCGCCATATGATTCCATCAAATCATTGCGATCGCGGGTCTGTACGGCGAATACCACACCTGCGGGCA